TTCTGTTTAAAAATCGACAATCTCGGCATATTATCTATATTTATAGATATAGCCTAGCCGCTAAATATGTGTATGTCAGAGCTTCAAACAGGTCAACAAGAGATATATGATTATGTAAAGAATAATCTAGGTGAGGGTATGATAGATGTTGAATTAGACCCAAAACACTATCAAACGGCTTTAGAAAGAGCAATTAATAGATACAGACAGCGTTCTTCAAATGCTGTGGAAGAGTCTTATGCTTTTTTAGAACTAAAAGAAAACCAAAATACGTATATCTTACCTGACGAAATTATTAATGTAAGAAAATTATTTAGAAGAACAGTAGGTTCCAGAACTGAAGGTGGTGAAGGTGGTACCTTGTTTGAACCGTTCAATTTAGCATACACAAATACATACTTGTTAAGAGCAGGAGCAACAGGCGGACTCGCAACATACTTTGCTTTTGCTTCTTATCAAGAATTAGTTGGTAAATTATTTGGTTCTTTTATTCAATTTCATTTTGATGTAGCAACTAAAAAACTTACAATTACACAAAGACCTAGAGCAGACGACGAAACTGTTTTGATGCATACTGACAATTTTAGGCCTGATATCACACTATTCAAAGATATCTATGCAAAACCGTGGATTAGAGATTACACACTTGCAGTAGCTAAAACTATGTTAGGTGAAGCAAGAGGCAAATTTAATACTATTGCTGGTCCACAAGGTGGCACATCTTTAAATGGTGCTGAATTAAAACAGCAAGGCATAGCAGAAATCGAAAGATTAGATCAAGAAATTGGTAACTTTGCTGAAGGTGGAACTCCACACAGTTTTGTTATTGGTTAATTCATTATCATATCATTTTAAATACGAGTGTCATGGAAGATTCTCGATATAAAAGATATAAAGATTGTAACTTAGAAGAGTTAGAAGAAATTGTGACTGACTTAGAAAATATGTCTATAAATGCGTTAAAAAATAAAAAATTAGATATACGTAAAACAATACTTGGTGCGGTAAAAGAAGCAAAATTAGAAGTTGAAAAAAGACTGAAAAAATAGTATAATCATTAAATGTTAGTAGGATTAGTAGGACTTATAGGTTCTGGCAAAGATACCGTTGCGGAAAGACTGGTAAAAAAGCACAAATTTAAACGAGATAGTTTTGCAAAAAGTCTTAAAGATGCTGTTAGTGATATCTTTAATTGGAATAGAAGATTACTAGAAGGCAATACTAAAAAAAGTAGAGAATGGCGAGAACAGCCTGATAAGTTTTGGAGTGATAAAATGGGTAAAGAAGTAACTCCACGTTGGGTATTGCAATATTTTGGTACAGAAGTTATGCGTGGTGGTATGCATGATGCTATATGGGTTGACTCTTTGATTGCAAGATACAAAGGAAAACCCACTGTTATTTCAGATACAAGATTCCAAAACGAAATTAAAACTATTAAAGCACATGGTGGTGTAATTGTTCTTGTAAAAAGAAACCCAATTCCATCACAAGAATGGATGCAAGTACACGGATTTCATCAATCTGAATGGGATTGGATTGGATCTAAATTTGATTATACTATTGAAAATGATGGTACTTTAACACAACTAAATGCTAAAATAGATAAACTTAATCGTCAGCTACAAGATCACCAATCTTCCAACCAAGACGTCTAACACTAGCAGAACGTTGACAATTAGCACACACAGTTTTTAAATTATTAGGTTTTGTATTACGTAAATTGCTATCTACAAAAAACACGTCTAATTGTAATTGATCTTGTGCTTTAAATCCACACAATTCACACTTACTTTTTTTCTTATATCCAGATCTTTGTAATGCAGTAACACCACCAATTTTTAAGTTTCGTTTTTTACGATTACAGGTATCACACAACCTACGCCAATAGATTTTGTTGCCTTTACGGTATGCATAGGCCCTTGGTTTAGCCTTACATTGTGTACATAATGGTCTGGTACCTATATTCATATTAGTATTTACGTCGCCTATATAGGCACCAAAAATAGTAAAATAAAGTCGTAAAATGCAAATGATTACATAAATAGTTCTAGTATACGGATAAACTTGCAAGGAGAACACGTAAATGGCTTTAACATCACCAGGAGTAGAGGTAAGCGTAATAAACGAATCGTTTTATGTACCATCAGATGCGGGTACGACACCTCTTTTTATAGTAGCATCATCACAAGATAAGACACCGGGATCAGGCTCAGGCACAGCATCAGGAACAACGACTGCAAATGCCAACACAGCATATTTGATCTCATCACAAAGAGAATTAACAGAAACATTTGGCGATCCAAAATTTTACACAGACGTATCAGGAAATTCATTACACGGATATGAATTAAATGAATATGGACTACAAGCGGCTTATAGCTTCTTAGGAATTGCCAACAGAGCATACGTTTTAAGAGTAAATTGTAACACTAGCGATTTACTAGGTAGTGCAAATGCACCTACTTCAGATCCAGCAGATGGAACATATTGGTTTGACCTTGCATCAACTAATTTTGGAATATTTGAATGGTCTAAAACGGATCAAAAATTTACAGCAAAAACACCAAGTATGATTACAGGTGTTTCCGACCTGGTAGGAAACGCATCAACAGGAGCACCTAAAACTTCTTTTGGATCAGTTGGTGATTATGCAGTTAACACAACACACGTTTCAAACAAAATGTATTACAAAAATGATGCAAATGCTTGGGTACAATTAGGATCAAGTGCATGGCACTTATCACACCCAGTAGTTTCAGTTGCTTCTGGAACATCAGTTACTACTAAAAATATGCAAATAAATGGTACTGTTGTAACTTCAGGTGGAACAGCATTATCTGATGTAAACACAGCAATCAATAACGCAAGTATTACAAACGTAACTTCAGCAATTGATTCTGTAACAGGAAACTTAGAAATTTATCACAATGGTAAAGCATTAGGTGATTCAACAGCAGGTACAAACACTATTAGATTTGAAGAGGGTAATGGATTACTTGCTGAATTAGGAATTACAGCGACTACATACAAAGGTCCTACATTCCTACAATCAAAACACACTAACAGACCAACTTGGAAAACAGCTGACGATAACAGACCTAATGGTTCTGTTTGGTTTAAAACAACTTCTGCAAATAGCGGAACAAATGTTGTTGCTAAACTTTATAGTTCTTCAAGTGCAACTTGGACAACTGTAAGTGCACCATTATATGCAACTAACCATTCAGCAATATACAATATTGATCCAACCAACGGTGGAACAAGTATTGTTGCTGGAAATTTATATGCACAATACAACATAACTGAACAATCAATGACGGCGGCTGATGCGGCTGACACAACACCAAATGTTGGTGATTTACAATTATTCAGACATGAAGGTGGTGCAACAACAATTATATCTAAAACAGCATATCCAACAGGATTACAAGGTACATTTACTTGTTCTGAATCAGTAAAAAATGCAGAAGCAATGGTTTCAAAAACAGTAACAGTATCTAATGCAGATGGTTCAACAATAGCAGATGCAGAAGATTTTGTTACAGGATTTGCGGCGGCTAACTTTACTAACTTAGAAGCATCAATTGTTACTTCAGGTGAATGGAAAGGTGCTATTCAAATTTCACACAAATTAGGCGGTGACTTTAGAATGTTTGACACTGAAGGTACTCCATTAGCAACGGCAGGATTCAGTACATCAACTGCTCATACTTACGGTGGATATATAGCAAATTCAACAACACTAATTGACAATTTATATGCGGCACCAACTGGTGAAACAATGGACTCGAGTGCAAACACAGGACTTGTTGCTACTAACTGGAAAAGATTAAGTTACACAGCAAGTACAAGTGCACCAACTAATGAACCAGCAGATGGTCAATTATGGTATGATACTTCAATAGACGAAGCAGACGTTTTAGAACATAACGGAACAACATGGATTGGTTACATAAATGCTAATGGAACAACATCACCAAAAGGTGTACAATTTAGTGCAACAGCACCAACTACACAATGTGATGGAACTCCACTTGTAAACAAAGACTTATGGGTTGATACAAGTGATTTAGAAAACTATCCAAAACTTTACAAATATAATACTTCAGCAACATTAAGTTCAACTAACACAGCTAATCAAGTTGCAGTTACAACAACTGGTGCGGCTTGGGAATTAGTTGACAAATCAGATCAATCAACTGAAGACGGTATTTTATTTGCAGACGCTAGATGGCATACTTCAACTGAAAGAAATGCTAATAACAGCACTCAAGCTGGCGATCCAAGTGAAATTAAAGATCTTTTAAGTGATAACTTCTTAGATCCAGATGCACCAGATCCGGCAAACTACCCACAAGGTATGTTGTTATGGAATACTAGACGTTCTGGTTACAATGTTAAAGAATACAAAAACAGTTATATAACAACTGCAAAATATCCAAGTTCAGGATCAAGCGGATTAGGTAACATTAGATACAGCAACGAATCAGTTGCAGGTTACTTCCCAGACAGATGGGTTACTAAATCAGGTAACAATGCTGATGGTTCAGGAACTTTTGGAAGAAAAGCACAAAGAAAAGTTGTTGTACAACAAATAAAATCAGAAATAGACACTAACCAAGCAATAAGAGAAGACCAAAGAGGCTTTAACGTAATTGCTTGTCCAGGTTATCCAGAAGCTATTGCTAATATGATCAATTTAAACACTGATAGAAATAATACAGCGTTTGTAATTGGTGACTCTCCACTGAGATTGGAAGGTACAGCAACAGCAATTCAGGATTGGGCGAATAATTCAAATGCGGCTAGTGACAACGGAGAAGACGGATTAGTAAGTGCAAGTGATTACTTGGGCGTATTTTATCCATCAGGACAAACAACAGATAATTCAGGTAACACTATTGTTGTTCCATCAAGTCATATGATGCTAAGAACTTTAGCAAATAATGACAACGTGGCATATCCATGGTTTGCACCAGCAGGTACAAGACGTGGTGTTGTAGACAATGCAACAGCAGTTGGTTACATAGATACAGCAGAAGGTGAATTCAAAACGATATCTGTAACGGAGTCAGTGAGAGATTCAATGCATTCAGTTAAGATTAACCCAATTACTTTCTTCTCAGGAGCAGGAATTGTAAACTTTGGTAACTTAACTAAAGTTTCAGGATCATCGGCATTAGACAGAATCAACGTTTCAAGATTAGCAGTATATCTAAGAACACAATTAGATGCAGTTGCTAAACCATTTATCTTTGAACCAAATGATGAATTAACAAGAAATGAAATTAAACAAGCAATTGAATCATTCTTGTTAGAATTAGTTGGACAAAGAGCGTTGTACGACTTCTTAGTAGTATGTGATGACACAAACAACACACCTACTAGAATAGACAGAAACGAACTTTATGTAGATATAGCAATTGAGCCAGTTAAATCAGTTGAATTTATATACATACCGTTAAGAATTAAAAACACAGGAGA